CGAGATGACGTCGAGTCTCGTGGGCTCGGAGATGTGTATAAGAGACAGGAATGAGCCTTGGAAGAGGGGGTACACCCCTCCAAACGGGGGCTAATGGCGTTGGAGGGACATACGTTTCGTGTTAGAAGAACTTGGAAATGCTTCCAATAACCTCAAATACGTTCATGATGCGTTCTACCGGATATTCTTGCTCGTCATAGTCTGTCGTATTGATAGGCACGAAACGCAGCTTCTTTGGATCTGACGACCGACGGAGTATCTTGATGGTGCGTAATGTATCAAGTACGACAGCGTAAATTTCCCCATATTGAATGTCCTCCAGGGTGCATTTATGTAGGGCAATAATGTCCCCATGGTTGATTTTGGGTTCCATAGAGTGTCCTGTGACATTACACCAGAAGTCTGCCTTCTCAAATCCTTGTATTACGATGTTGTTGGTCGGAATAGTTACTTGGGAGTTGACAATCTCATTGAACCCACCTAAGAAGTCCACATCATAATAAGGCTTGCCTATGGCTGGGTTATATGAAACTTTAGGCAATTTTTCTTCCGAATCTGATTTTTCTTGTTTTTTTTCTTGCATAGTTGAGAGCATCTCTCCTCTGCCAGTAATTAACCATTCGACACTAATATCTGGGGCATAAGCGAGAAATCTTGCAATGTTATCTTCGCTTATACCATTGTTTTGCTGTAAAATACCGCGGGTAACACCCGATTCCTTATAAAATTCATAGGGAGAAACCCCTTTTTGAGCCAGATAAAGCAAGATATTCTGCTTTATAGGCGATTTTTCTTGTCTTTTTTCTTGCATAGTCGAGAAATCTTGTTTATCTTTGCAGCGTGTTCAAGATTGAACGAGCGGCCAAAGATACGAAAAAAGGTCGAGAATAACGAATTTTTGCAATTAAAGAATATGAACGATACAGAAATAAAGGAGTGGCAGACGCAGAGCGTGAAGCACAAGGTGGCAATGGTTCTGATAATGGATGGTGTTAGTTTCAGCTACACAGAAGAGGACGGCATCGTATTTACAGCACCAGAATGTTATGTGGCGAGATTGATAAGACGGCTGATGTCCTGCTACGGATGTAGCGTAAGACCGAATATAAACGAGGTAAAATGATTGCAGGATAACACGAAACCTCAGAATACCGTACAGGATAGTCGGTAAAGGGGAGCCTCGGATGACAGCGGGAAAGACCGCAGGGGTGGCACGGTTGCAGTGGCCGGAAAGTTGGAATAAGCGAAAGCGAAGAGCGTAGGACAGCCACGGGGTTCGACTCCCCACATCCCACAAATAAGTATAACGTAAAAACAAGTGAGATATGAAAAGGTACATTCACATTAAGAAAGCAGACCGCGAGTTCATTCTGAACTTGTTCAAGGTCTCTGGTCGCATGGTTGATTATGCTCTTCGCTTTGATGGCGAGCGTGGAAACACGGAACTCGCGCACAAAATTCGCAAAGTGGCTATGGAGCATGGTGGCATCATTATGACCGTAATACCTGAGCAGGAAACATTCTATGATGCTGACGGCTATATGCGCCAGTATCTGCCTAATGGTGTGTTGCTGGAGTTTGAGAAAGAAGCTGGCAATGGTGGTTGTGATGTTTATCACAAAGGTGAGGTGGTTCGTCACTATGACAATGTAAAGGTGAGCGATATCCCTGCTATCCAGAACTGGGCTGCAACATTGAGATAAGGAGGAGTAAGTATGGAGTACCACGATAACAGACTTTGCGTTTCTATGCGTGAATTGGTGGACGGTGGTGTTATTACTAATAGCAACTACTGTCAACTCGTTGCACGCAAGAAAATGGAGGTGGTGCGTCGTGGTGGAAGAGGCGGCTATGCGCTCATCGCGGTTAGCAGTCTGCCCGATGCTTATCAAGACAAACTCAAGGAGATTTATCCAGACCCGTCGCTTGAGGTGCTGCTTGCCTGGCTTGATGCCAACTACAAGGTGGACCAGGCAGCTGTCGCATATTTCAACGACTGGCGCAACCAGTGCGGACACGACCACGCTACTGACGCTCATGTGAAGGAGTATGTGACCAATGCCAGCGTGCTGAATGCTTGTATTAAGCTCTACAACAACGCCAAGGCGATACAGAAGACAATGGGCCAGAAGTATGACTGGAGCATGATGTCGCAAGCTGTGGAAGGCTACCGTATGAAGACAGGGCACACATTGCCGGCAAGTATGTTGCGCTTCCGCAAGAAAGTGAACGAGTATCAGCGTGACGGATACCAGTGCCTCATCAGCCGAAAGTTCGGCAACCAGGCAAGCCGTAAGGTGGATTACCGAACAATGCGCTTGATATGGTCAATAGCGGTGCTACCCAACAAGCCGTTCAATACCAATGTTTGGGAATTGTACAACTCGTTTGTGTGCGGTGAGCTGGACGTGTATGACCCAGAGACTGGTGAGCTTTTCGACGCAAGCGAGTGGACCGACAAGAATGGTGACCCGAAGTCATTAAGCGAAAGCACTATCACGAACTACCTGAATCGTCCAGATGCTCGTCTGTTTATAGCTAAACACCAAGATTCCTACACCACATTCATGCACGAGCAGATGCCCCACGTTCACCGCCATGCGCCCGAGTTCTCGTTCTCAAAAATTTCATTCGACGACCGCGACCTCCCACGCAAACTGAAGGATACCAAAGCAAGGCCGAAGGCATACTACGCCTACGATGTGACAAGCCAGTGCGTGGTGGGCTACGCCTACAACCGCAACAAGAACGTGGACTTGGTTGCCGACTGCTTCCGTTCGATGTTCCGACTGATAGAAAGCAAGGGCTGGGGTTGCCCGGCGCAGGTTGAGGTGGAGAACCACTTGATGAGTCAGTGGAAAGAGAGTTTCCTGAAGGCAGGCGTATTGTTCCCATTTGTGCGTTTCTGCGCCCCGATGAACTCTCAAGAGAAATACGCTGAGCCGATGAACGGTGCCAAGAAACGCCGTGTGGAGCATCGGAACCACCTCGGCATCGGACGCTTCTACGCCAAGGACAGGCACTACCGCACAGAAGCTAAGAAGGTGTTTGACGAGAAGAATGACACCTACGAAGACAAACAGTACTACACATGGGAAGAACTGATTGCAGACGACATCCGTGACATCAAGGAGTTCAACAATACCCTTCACCCGAACCAGAAGAAATACCCCGGCATGACACGCTGGCAAGTGCTTGAAGCCAATATGAACCCAACGCTTCAGCCAATGGACAAATCGGTGTGGGCACGCTTTATCGGCGAGCACACTGAGACCTCCATACGCAGGAACAGCTACTGCAGAGTGGCATATAAGGACTGGTGGTTGAGCAAAACTGAGGTGATAGAAAGACTTGCACCGAACAACTACAAGGTGGATGCCTACTATCTGACCGATGAGGACGGCAACGCAACCGACGTTTATATCTTCCAGAACGACCGACTTATCGACAAGCTCGAGGACGTGGGCACGTTCAACACTGCCGATGCAGAGCAGACTGACGAGGACAAGGAGATATTCGTGAACCAGCAGAAGAAGATAGCTGCATTCAACGCCTACGTGAAGAAGAACGCCATCGCAACTGTGGGCATATCCAAGGCTGAGCAGACCGCCCATGAAGAGGCTGCACCACCGCCACCGATTGAACTTCCACCGATGGAAAGCGAGCAGGAAATGGAAGTGAGCTACCATATTTCTGACCCGTTGGCAGATTTATAGAATGATATTAGAATACAATTAAAATAACGTGAGACATGATAACGAATGAGAACAAGAAGCGGATATTGGAGGCTATAGCCACCAACCGCACGAACTATCCGAGCGATGCCAAGCACGCTGCTTCATTGGGCATCAGCACCTCGGTATATAGCGCCATCAAGAATGGGCAGACCGACAAGGCACTGAGCGAAGCCAACTGGATAACCATCGCCCGAAGACTGGGTGTAAACCTCAGAGGAGGCATTGAATGGAAGCCAGCACGCACCGCCACCTTCGAATATATCACCAAGCAGCTGGAGTTCAGCCAACAGAGCGGACTGAGTGCGATACTATGTGATATACCCAACATCGGCAAGACATTCACGGCACGCTATTATGTGCAGTGCCACCGCAATGCCATCTATGTGGATTGCTCCCAAGTGAAGACCAAACTGAAGCTGGTGCGCAAGATAGCCACTGAGTTCGGTGTGGGCAGCAACGGAAGATACAGCGACGTGTACGAGGATTTGGTCTATTACTTGCGCTCAATCGACACACCACTCATCATTTTGGACGAGGCTGGCGACTTGCAGTATGAGGCATTCCTGGAACTCAAAGCCTTGTGGAACGCTACAGAAAGATGCTGCGCCTGGTATATGATGGGTGCGGACGGACTGAAAGCCAAAATCAATCGCTCCATTGAGTGCAAGAAAGTGGGCTATACCGAGATGCTCAGCCGATACGGTGACCGCTACTCGAAGGTAACGCCCGATGACTGCAAGGAGCGTGAGAAGTTCTTGAAAGACCAGGCGAGCGTGGTGGCAAAGGTGAACGCCCCAGAAGGTGCGGATATTGCTACCTTGGTGCGCAAGTCGGGTGGTGGACTGAGACGAGTTTATACGGAAATTGAGAAACTAAAAAGAGTGCAGGTATGATGACAAAGATGGAAATGCAATATATGGACGCGGTTATACAAATAAACCGCCGACAACGAAATAACGAGGTGGACTGGGAACAACGACGCTATGAATTGGCCAAGGCTGCATTGTTTGTGGCTCCAGTCCTTCACCATGATCGTGAAGAAATGACAGCCGAACTCATTGCCAAGTATGCTGTCAAGATAGCGGACGCTGTTGTATCAGAACTTATCGAAACAGAGAAGTGATATGGCAAAGCGAGCATACAGCCCCAAGGATGTGGCGAATATCAAGTGCAAGGCGCTACCATTTGAAGGACAATGGAAAGACGTGTTCGGTCAGCCAGAAGAGGGCGACACATGGTTCATCAGCGGACCAAGTGCCAGCGGCAAGAGTTCGTTTGTGATGCAGTTTGCGAAGATGCTCTGCGGTATAGGCAGCGTGTTGTATGTGTCCTTGGAAGAGGGCGTTGGCCTGTCGATGCAACGACGGCTTGCCCAATTCAAGATGACTGACGTTCAAGGCTCGTTCCGCCTCATTACCGATGGCGACATCAAGGCATTGGAAGAACGTCTGGCGAAGCCCAAGAGTGCCAAGTTTATCATTGTGGACAGTTACCAGTACGCCTACGAAGCAGGGTGGGAATATTCACTGACCAGGGCACTGATAGACCGCTTCAAGCGCAAGACTTTCATTTTCGTCAGCCAAGAGGATAAAGGCAAACCAATCGGCAAACCTGCCATCAGACTGAAATACGCAGCCGGCGTGAAGGTGAGGACGCAAGGCTTCCGTGCTTACTGTCAAGGACGATATTCTGGTAACGTAAGTGAATACTACACCATCTGGGCGGAGAAAGCCGTGGAGGTTTATAATGACAAGTCTAACAACTAAACATAACTGAGATGAAGAAGAAAGTTTATATCAGCGGAGCGATAGCCCACTACGACCTTAAAGAGCGTATGGCAACCTTTGACCATGCGGCACGCTATCTCTCCATAAAAGGTTACGAGCCGGTGAACCCATTTGAAAATGGCGTTTCGCAGGATGCTCACTGGATGGAGCACATGAGAGTGGACATTGCCCTGCTTTTGAAGTGTGATTGCATCTATATGCTGCAAGGCTGGGAATTGAGCAAGGGAGCAAAACTGGAACTGGATGTTGCCAGTTCGTGTGGCATTAAAGTGATGTTTGAAGGTCATGAGAACAATGTCCGTGAATACACCTGCTGCCTTTGCGGTAAGCCCCAAATCGGCTATGGAAACAATCCTCATCCATTGAAAGATGAGGGGGAGTGTTGTCCCGAATGTAATTTGAAGGTGTTAAGTGAAAGAATAAGGTTGTCAAAATTGAAATAGATATGGCACAGGAAGTAACCAATTTCGCACGCTTCTATGGCATACTCAAAAAGAGCTACAAGTTTGCCACCAAGGAGCTGGGCGATGAGTTCAAGGAAGGAGTGGTGAGTCAATTCACTAATGGACGTACCACTTCGCTTAGGGAAATGACCCGTAAGGAGTACGACATGATGTGCGACAATCTCGAAGGTGTGACAGCCAAATTGATACGCACTGCCAAGGACGTACAGCGCAAGCATCGAAGCCAGTGCTTGAGGTTGATGCAGAAACTCGGCATCGACACAACAGACTGGACACGCATCAACGCATTTTGCCAGGATCAGCGTATTGCCGGCAAGGTGTTCTCCCAACTAAGTAATGAGGAATTGGAGCAGCTATCGGTGAAGCTCCGCTCCATCCAGCGCAAGGGAGGTCTGAAACCTAAGAAAGAACCGACACCTCCAGCACAGCCACAAGTGGAATACATGATGATGCCAATTGGAAATGGAGGTGAGGCATGAATGAGAAAGTGAAGCGTGTGATGGAATACATTCATGGCATCGCATACAGAGAACTCCAAGGTGACCAGTACATCGAATTTCTTGAGTGTATTGAATACGAGATAGACAAGGAACTGGAAGAAGGCGACTGGCCAGAACCTGAAGACGACGAGTGATAAACAATCAAAATAATAATCAACAAAAAGTTTACTACAATGGCAAAAAGAGAAAAGAAAGTAATCATTACCGGCGTTACAAGAGAATCAGCCGATGAAGCGTTTGGAGCCTATGCAAAGGCAGACGCACAGAGTGCAAAAATCACGGCAGACATTGAATTGCAGTGTGCCAAGATCCGCGAGAAGTATGCCAACAAGCTGGCAGAACTGGAAGATGAGAAGGAGAAAGCCTTCGCTACACTCCAGGCTTATGCTACCGAGAACCAGGCAGAGTTGTTCACCAAGAAAAAGAGCCTTGAAATGGCGCATGGCGTTATCGGCTTCCGCACGGGCACACCGAAGCTGAAGACCCTCAAAGGCTTCACATGGGCAAGTGCCTTGCAGCTGGTAAAGGAGTTCCTGCCAGGCTATCTGCGACAGACCGAGGAGATAGCCAAGGACAAACTCCTTGCAGACCGTGACGTGGAGGATATGGTTCCTCAGATGAACAAATGCGGTATCCAAGTGGTGCAGGACGAGACATTCTACGTTGAACCCAAGAAAGAGGATGCCGTATGATACTGGAAGTGGAGAAGAAACCGAAAGTGGCCTTGTGCCGTAAATGTTACGGTACAGGTCGTCTCCACGACAAGGAGACTGGCAAAGAATGCACATGTGACCAATGTGAGGGAACGGGCAGAGTAACCGTCAGCGCAAAGATGAGCTATGACATCCGTCCCTATAAACCAAGAGACAGACACTAAAACCTTTTATGAGCAAGAGGCGAGGAGCAAGCTATCAGAAACGTGTCACCGACATAAATAGGATATACGACCAACATGCCAAAAGCGGAATCAGCAACCGCGAGATATGGCGAAGGTACGTGTATCCTGTTTATGGTATATGTGAGCGTACCTTCTACAACCTCCTCAATGCCTCTTGTGACCCTAAGAACGAAGTGCCACAAGAGGCACAGACGTTTCTAAAATTCGACTTTGACGATGAACCAAGACATACAGAAAATTATCCGCAATATCCTAAACGACATTAGGGTGGAGATGGGCGACGAGTTCGACAGGAACTTCGAGCGGCAGGCTTTCTTCAGCGAGGCATGGCAGCGCAGGAAAAGCCCCACACGGCCGGGCGGTTCCATACTGATAGACACCGGCACCCTCCGCCAGAGCATATCCAGCCGAACCACCGAGAACAGCATCACGTTCTTCACCACGCTGCCGTATGCGGCCATACACAACGACGGAGGGGAGATAAAGGTGACTAAGAAGATGAAGCGCTTCTTCTGGGCAAAGTATTACGAGACCTCAGGAGCGTTCGGCCGCAAGAAGAACGGCGAGTGGCGCAACGACAAGCGCACCGTCCAGCTGAGCACTGAGGCCGAATTCTGGAAGTACATGGCGCTGATGAAAGAGGGCAAGAGCATCAAGATACCGCGCAGGCGTTTCCTGGGCGTGTCACCCGAAGTGGAAAAGGCCGTCCGAGACATCGTGGAGGAGAACATCACCGAATACTTTAATGTGGAATTTGAAATCAAGCGAAAATGAGAAAAGAACTTTATAACCTCCTTTGCAGGGAACTCGGAGCGATAGCGGAAATAAAGCACATCGACCTGTGGAACCGCAACGTGGAGTTCATCGAGCAGGAAGAAGGGTGGGAGAGACCTGCCGTGTTCGTGGAGTTCGGCCCGATACAGTGGAAACCGATAGTGAACGGAGTGGAATACCGTGCCGAGCCACAGATAACCCTCCACATCGTCACCGACTGGGCAGGCGCTGCCAGTGAGGGCAGTCCGTTCAAGGAAGATGCGCTGGAGGTGTTCGACCTGCCCGACAGAATCCACAGGAGGCTTGCCAACCTGGAGGGCGAAACCTTCGGAGAACTTGACCTTGCGCAGAGCATCACCAACCATGACCACGAGGACATCGTGGAGACCATAGAGGTATATCAGTATGTCGCCATAAAACGGCTCTGATTTGCCCCGTATCAAACAGAAAGAGCGTTCCCGGCTGATTGCTTGGAACGCTCTTATTATGTTGTCAGAATTGAATTATAACACCGTCAGGCGGCATCGGTGAACAGCATCATGTCCGTGTAGTGCGAGCTGTAGTTCACGGTGGCGTTGAACTCCACTTTGTGACAGTTTCTGAATGGGTTGCCCACGGTCGGATTCCTGCCCATCCACTCGCAAAGCTCAATAATGGATGACTTGTTGGAAGTGAAATATATAAAGTGGTGCCCAGCAAGAATGGTCAGCACATCGAGGTAGTCGGAAAGTTTCCAGTACATATTATATGTGCCAACGTCGGTGGATAGATACGGCGGATCGACAAGGAACACCACATTCGGCACGTCCTTGTATCGGGTGAACACTTCCTTGTAGTCGCATGAAACCACCGTGATGCCCTCCAGGTAGTCCTCGCAAGCGGGATAGTCAGACTTGCGTATGTTGTTATACAGAGCCTCCTTCCTCATTTCGGGAATGCTCATCTTGTACTTCATGGAGAACATCAGCCCGGCAGAAATGGTGATGAAGTCAATGTACCCGACCTCACGCTCCTCCTGCTCCAGTCTGGCGAATATGCGGTCGCGCAGTTCACCACGGATGCAGCTGTGCTTGGGTATGCCTTCCGCCTCCACCATTTTACGCAGGTCAGCCAAAAGGCGGTTGGTCTGCGGAATGTGCTGCAGGCGGTTGCGGTAGCCGTCGAAGTCGTTGTATATGACCATGGCATTCGGCTTCTGACATTTGGCTATGTGCGACAACAACCCCGAGCCGCCGAACAAATCCACGAATACCGTGTTCTCCGGATATTGCTTGAGAACCTTGATGAACTCACGCGCGAACATGCGCTTCTGCCCCACGAATGGGAGCGGTGCCGATAAATACTGCTTTCTCATGCCTTATACGTTCAGTTCAAATCTCACGTTCTCGTTTCCGTCGAGCAACTGGCGTGTGTGGCTGATGTTGTTCTCGTAGATATGCACATTCGCAAGGTTCAGCGTGATGGACTTCAAAGGGAGGTCAATCTGCCGGGCCATAAGGTAGAGGTGGTAGATGTCCGCTGGCAAGCCGAGGTTCGCATCCGAGCTGCGCTGGTAAGCAGACACCACCAGTTCGCCGTTCTCAATCTGGAACTGAACGAGCGACAGACACGGAGCCTGGTTTGTCTCCGCATCGGTGGAACCGAGGAACAGCACATAGTTCTTGCTGTTGCGCTTCTCGCGGTTGATTTTGGCGATGAGTGGCGGCAGCTTCTCAAAGTAGGTAGGGTAGGAGTTCACGAGGATGGCACCGCAGTAGTCCCACCAGTTGATGCCCACCTCGCGGTACTTCTCCACGTTGCGCTCACCCTGCATGAATAGCTGCAGCTCGTTCCTTAACTTCTTGCGTGCTATGCCGTGCCCCTCGAAGATGTCGAGCAGGTCGGCAGGGGAGAGCACCAACCGCTCGTTGAGCAGATAGCGTATGTTCCCCTTCTTGTTGGTCTGGTACTTGCCATGAGTAAGTACCTTCTGTAAAATTTGATGGTATTTGTTCATAACCGTTTTGAATTTGAAAACGGTGCAAAGGTAACAACGCGTGTCCCCTCGACAATGACCATACGCAAACGTTACACTGCAAGTAGATTGCAGTCAGTTTTGAAACGCCGTATAAGGCTGTACACCTTGCGCTCGCTTATGGCATATTCTGTGGCGAGCCTTGCCACGATATATGACACCTTCTCGCCTTGTGCGGAAAGTGTGCGGTATTCCTTAAATAGGTCGATATATTGCACATCGTCCAGCCTGATTCCTGCCTTTTGGAGGTTAATCAGCAGTTCCCTGTTCAAATTCAGTATCTCTATTAGTTTCATTTTCAGAAATTTTTAGTACTTTTGCAGCGTCTCACTTACTATTGGCGCATATAGCGCACACAAAAAAGCCTGTCATGGGCGAGCGAGGGTCTACGCCCCCGGTCGTGCCTATGACAGGTGCTTTGTGTTCAAATGGTAAGTGAGACGACTATTTAAACAGGCCGGGGGCTTTTTTATTACCCTCCCCCGAAGGGATTGTTCTTAGTCTCGGTATAACTCCAAATTGAAATTATCCTTGCTCTTCCATCCATCAGCCAGTGTGTCCTGGATATGCTGCATGGCTTTGGTATAGAAGTCCGTCAGTTCTTCGATGGTGCTGAACGTGTGATAGCATGGCTCATCGTCTGTTCCGAACTTGAACGTGACCGGCAATGTCTTGCCGTCAGACTGCACAGCCAAGTCGTATGCCACCTTGTAGTTGAACTGGTTCTCGTTAGAGAGCCACACGCTCATGCCGTTCCACACGAAGCCAGAAAGTATGGTCTCGTTCGTGCGGTCGTTGAACCATTCCGACACCATGGTCTTGATGGTATCCTCAGATGGCTTTCCGTTGAACTCAGCCTCCATATAGTCGGCAGATCCATCCTCGTTGTTATGCACGTCCCAGCGGACGCGCCATTTTCCTTTGACGGGGTTGGTGCATTCAAGCAGCTTTACCCCTTGTGCTCCGTTTACTCTGTTCATCATGTGAAAATGTACTTTGTTCTACCTTTGCCGAAGGTTTCCGCCTTGATGGTGGTCTCGAATGGGAAGCCGTCTGGCATTTCACTCACTTGCTGGAGAATGTTTTTCATCTCCTCGCTGTTGGTGAAGAACTTCTTCGGCTCGCCGTTCTGCTCGATGGACACGACACAGCGGTCTTCGCCCTGGCTGGTTTTGACCCCGACCTCGAAGTCTTTTACCACGATGGGCAGGTTCACCAACTCGCGGATGCTTACCACCGCACCCGCAAATCGCTTCTTGCCGTCTTCTGGCTTGTAAGCGACATTCAAATCCTTAAATGATTTCATTTTTTTGCCTGTTAATTTATAAAACAAATTTCGGCAGCAAGCGTGCTTGGCCATTCCGTAGAATGACGCAATCAGTTCCCGCCGTCTCTTTCTTGACTTGACTTTGTGTAGTTTCCTTGCATACTTCTTCTTGACGCGCTTGCGCAGTAGTGAGTATGATCCGTTGAATGTCACATACCCTAAGAAGTCGATTCCTTGCGCTGATGGGAATACCCTTTCGTTCTTCTTGATTTCAAGGTCAATTTTTTCGACTTGCTCATGTACAATGCCGTGTGCCAGCCAATTTTCTTGCTTGTTGCCACAGAGCACTCTACCGTCATCGCAATAACGGTAGAAATGGCGGATGCCGTATTTGTCCTTCAGATAATGGTCAAGGTACTCGGACAACAAGAGGTTGCCAGAAGCCTGTGAGCTTCGCAACCCGAAGCTGATACCCTCCGGCAGAAGATGAAGAAAATGATCCAGGAGCGACAGCAGGATTTTGTCTTTGAATACTCTGCGGTAGCACCACATGACAAACTCAGGCTTAGTATTGTCATAGAAATGCTTGATGTCGAACTCGTAGCAGTAGCGTGTGCCTCCGGGGTCACGTTCCATGTCCAATTGCATGCACTTGCGGAGATCATGTGTGCCACGCTTCTTGATACTTGCTCCAGTCGTCCTGATAAAACGCTTATGCAGATGTTGGTCCACCACGTTCATCACGGCATACACTGCGATGCGGTCGTACATGGAAATAATCTGCAGGTGTCTTACTTTGCCATTCTCACAGATGATGCGTTCATGATAGTTGCCGAGTCGAAAGGAACCGTCGGCAAGTTTTGCAGTCAGTTCTGCAATCACCTCCTCGCGGTGTGCGAGCAGATAGCGTCCTTGACGGCATCTCTTTCGTTTTGTCCCACGCAGTACACGGTCAAACGCCTCCGACATATTGTCGTAGGACGTTATCTCTTGCATGATATAGCCTTCTCTGTGCATGGTTTTCTTTTTATGATGGAAGATAAGGGCCTTCCTTTCCCCGGGCCAAACTTCTTCGAATCGTTACCGACCTACCAAACTCTATTGCCCGACACTTGATGTTTCAGCTTTCCACCTTTATATTGGTGCTTTTGCTGTGGCTCGTTTCCCTCGGCTCCACATTAGGGACACGTCCCCATCGTTGTACGCCGATTAGTTAGATTTCCAGGCGCGAGCCGACATTCGCATTCGCATTCGAGGCATCGTTATTCGCATTCGCATTCGAGACACCGCCATTCGCGTTCGCATTGTTGTACCCGCGATAGACCACACGGCCTATGGGAAACTCTACCAGTTTGCAAAGTTACTCATTCTCTGTGCAAAAGATGAATGAATATTACACTATGAGCCAAAATAACATTGCGATGAAGCCTCCGAGCACTGTGCAAGCCCAGTCAATCCAATCCCAAGGACAGCCGTGTAGCTTGTCTTTGAGTTCGAGACATGAGGCTGCGATGATGGCAGAATAGATGGCTGCCCATGGTGACAAGGCGCACAGACCAACCAATAAACCGCCGATAAGATGCTTATAGCGGTTGCTTTTCTTTAGAAATGAGAAAATTTTGTTCATAACTTGTTGTGTTTTGAAAATTTGTTATTACCTTTGCAATGCGAGGGATGGGGTAACCTTTAGAGACCCGCTCTCGTTCCAGCCAAGTTTTCTAACTTGGCTTTTTTATTTGTACTATCTCTTCTCCTTGTATGCAGTAAATCAAATCAAACTTCTTATACTGGGATGTTCCCTTGAGACCATTGAATTTAGCAAGACCAGCTTGGAAGTTCTCCGCTGAGAAATTGCCGTTAGGGAAGAATAAAACTGCGATTTTTGATTCTGGTTTAGATGCACAATGTTTGAGAGCATTTCTAATATTATTAGATGTGCCACTTTCTGCACCGGCGACCTCGAATTTAAGATCATCCCAAAGTCCCTCGCAACTCTTCCCTTTATACACATTCTGTGGCTCGTCCTCTAAAATAACAGAATGTCCATGTTTATATCCAACATCTTGTATTGTGGTTTCATACCAGCCTTTGTCTTTGTCTAAGTTGTGCCCAATATGGGTGGCTTTTAAGCCCCCGTTCTTTTCATCAAAGTCAACATCTTTATATTTATCATCTTTGATAAGTTTGCCATATAAGGAACGATTCTTTTCTATGTGTTCATTTTGAACATCTTTGATGCACCGAAGTAGCTTGCACGCAGCGCACAACTCATTTTCGGGAATGAACTTCGCCAACTTGATTTTCCCCTTTGCTATGTCGCAGTCACGGCATCGACGAATGGTGTAGGGGTTGTAGTCGGGTATGGTCTTGTCTTCCTTTCCTGGATTGAAATGGAAGATACCCTTTGTGTCACGTTGAAGAGCTTCTTCGCCCAGTGCCATTGCCTCATCGTGGGGAGTGGCAGGATATTTGGACTTGCGCACCTGCACTACGGTGCAACGACAGTTCCAGCCGTTGGGCGGATAGTACTCCTCCCAGAACGGGTCTGAAGGCGGAAGCGTCACGCCATTAAGCGCAGCGTGTTCCGGGCGCACCTTGCCATCGCCAGCCGTGCGGTACTGGAGGTTGTAGCGGTCGCCGTCCTCAGAGAACCGTTCCCACTTGGCAGCCATCTCCGCAGACGACTGCACGAAGTTGTACTCCGCACGGAGGTAGCCCCGGTTGTAGGTGTTGTCTATCTTTCGAACATCATTCAAAAAGGCTTCGAACGTCTTTCTGTTGCCGTTAGAATCCAGCAAGGACGGGAACGCCTCGTTGAGTTCGTGGAACGTTTTCATGCCTGAGAAGATATAGTCAGACCGCTGGAGGCGCTTGCGCATGGCATCGGACATCTCCACCTTTTTGAAAGTGGAGTCCAGCACACCGGCATGGGCATCGATGAACTTCTGGATTTTTGGTTCGGCCAGCACCTCGATGCGGAACTGCGAACCCTCCAACGAGTAGAGCGTGTGCATCATGCCATCGAACAGCTCTGTGAGTTGCTTGCGTATCTCCTCCTCACGCTCCTTTGACAGCGATAAAGTCTGCGGCTCATCGCCTAACAGCAGGGCGTAGCGTTGGTGCAGCCCCAGATAATCACTGGGGCTTAATCGAAAAAACTGCCGTGTACGTTTTGCTGCTGTTTCTTCTTGCCGTCCTTGTCGTCTGGCTTGTTGTTACCCTCATCATCATGGTCCCCACCACCGGGTAGCATGGGTGTGGCGTTGCGCCGTTCCCCCACAGGCATGCTGTACTTCTCCGCAAAGTATGTCGGGTCCACCTCGTATCGGTCGGCAATCATCGTCTCGTATGCCACCTGCTGCTCCGGGGTATAGTCCACCGCATCGTCCCATTCAAAGCGCAGTCCCTTGACAGGGAAGCCGTGCTTTACCATGCGCGGGATCAGCTGGTTGTTCACGATGTCGCGCAGCATGGTGCAGTCGCTCTCCACCAGGTTCTCGAACACCTCCAGGTGCGTTTCCGACTGCGAGAGGCTGCTGCCGTCCTCAATGGTCATGGTCTGCCCGATGATGAGTTTCGAGAGTTCCGAGTTCGCCCGGTCGATGCGCTTGTCATAGACGTTGAAGGCATCGCCCTTGCCGCTCTCCACAAACTCAATCTCCGTGTCCTGCCCAGCCACCATGTATTGGCTTGCCCCTGCGCCCTTCAGCATCTGCTCCAGTCGTCCCATCTCCTTGGGGTCGCGTGAGGTGGTGCGGGCGATGCGCATCGGCATACCGAAAATCTCACCGAATGAATCCCAGAACGCCAGCATGTTCTTCTTCGGTATGGTCTGCGTGGCAGCCTTCAGATACAGTCCGAGGTCGTCAGGCCGTCCAGCTTCGATGAGCCAGTCTGTAAACGGAGCCGAGCGGTAGTCTATGCCCGAAGTCCAGTCCTGCCCGAGCTGCTGAATGACACGCCCGTATTCCGGAATGACATGCTTTCGTGAAATGAGTTTCACGTCCGTATAGCACACGCAGCCGTCGCCGTCGGTGGTGAGGTCGCCAAGCTCGATGAGCGAGTGTCCCCAGTTGTTGGCGGCAAGTGCATATTCAAGCAGCTGCTTGAACCACGACTGGTCAAAATAATGGTGCGCCTCCTCGTCCTCGTTGCCCTTGGCATCTACCAGCTTGAACGACTTCGCCATGACGAATCCCACACGCTGGCGCACACAACCCGAGAGGTGAAGGTCAATCTCCACATCGCGGTAAATGTCGTAAAGGCGTTGGCGGTTCGGGCTGTCCACATTGATGGCCATCTGCCAAGCCTGTCGCCAGTCGGCGATGTCCCTGCGCGTGAGCGCATCGGTGGTGCGCTCCAGTTCGATGACCATCTTCTTCACGCGCTTGCGGTCTGACGACTTGGCAAGATGCAGGTCGCCGTATGGTGTGTGCAGCACGTTCTGACCGCCACCGAACATACCGCTGAAAAAATTCTTTATATCCATAGCGTTACCAGTTGTGTCGTAATTGTTTCTGTGAACCGAATATGAGCAGGTCGCCTGTCGGTGTGCCGTCCTCGTCGGTGGCGAGCGGCAGGTCGGGGATAATTTTCCCGGCTTGCACACCTTCCAGCCACTTGACCGCACGCTCGTAGCGTTCCTTGCGTATCTCGCTGCCCATTTTCTGAGGCATCGCTGCGATCATGTGGTAGAGCGCAATGTCGGCGGCATACATCACCACCAGGCGGTTGCGCTCCTCACCCTCAGCCGAGAATACCGCCTCCGTGTCGTATTTCGGACGGAGGTAGCCGGCAATCTCCTCACATGCCTCCAGTTCCGCATTGTCGCGTATCTCCCCAGAGGCCTGCGACACCACCTTCAGCGCATTCTCGCCGATGACCACCCTGTAGTCTTCTTCCGTGATAAACATGATGCGCCCCCTTTCTTAATGCGTAACATAAATGGCACGACGCTCGATGTCAGCCACCTTCACACCCTTGCGGAAGCGGTGCTTTGCCACCAGTTCGCGGATGGTGCGTTTCGGTACGACCTTCAGCGATCCGTTCATGTAAATCACATAATACTTCATGCCAAGCAGCTTTGAGAGCTTGTTGGCTTTCTTGATGGCACGCTTGCACTGCCATCCCCAGATAATGTCCTTTATTACTTGTATCATTGTTACCAAATGTTTTTGGCGGTCGGTCTTTTGCCGAACACCGGTTTGAAACTTTCCTGTCTTGTATTGCGCTGGAGTATCCATATAGCGCCTTCATCAGCGTCAGGCGCATCGTCATGCACACGGCTGCCACGCTCCAACGCCAACGTCTGTTCTATGCCCACCTGCATATCGGGGTCTTCCTTCTTGCGCTCGTTGTACCAGACAAAGCCACGTTCCCAAAGAGGACTGACCGCCTCGATACGCTGGATTTTGTCTGGCTTCTTTCGCTTGTCGGGCATGATGGGCAGCTGGTAGCCACGCAGCTCACCTTCCACGGCAAACTCGTCCAAAATCACATCCTGCATGAAGTTCGCTTCCATGAAGAACTGAATAGCCACCGTGTCGCGTGTACGCTCATAGAGGTCGTATAACCATCGAACCATCTCGCTGACTGTCGCCTGGCGCACGAAACTGTCTATGAGATGCAGTTCCGAGCCAATCTTTCCCCAAACGCGGGATGCCTTATAGTCGTTGGAGGTTGTCGATTTGAACGACGGGTCGGTATAGCACACAATCATGTCGTACTTTTCGAGCTTTGGCAAACGCTTGTATCGAATCCAATCCGCACGGAAGATCGTACCGTCCACGATAGGGTTGTGCATCATCTCCTTCTCCCAGGCGCGATAGCCCACGAAGTCGCGGTAAGCCTGCGCCTCCGCTTTCGTCCATTTCTCCTTCCACACCGGCTCACCGTTACGGTCCACCGCCTGTATCTTGGAGAGGAACACGCCCTTTGTACGCGAGATGTTGTAGAGCACCGAGTTTTTGCTGATAAGGTTGCCCACCATGATGAAACGACCACGACCCACGTCAAGCGCACCGAAGAGCGCCTCCTTCACCCAGTCCGTAAGGTCATGCACCAACTTCTCGTTGCGGCACAGCTGATCGTCGTCCAAGTCATCGATGACGATGTAGTCCGGACGAGCCTCACGGTCGCGCAGACCACGGGGCGACTGACCGCGACCGCAGGCAAGGAACTTCACACCACTCTTGGTCTTGAACTCGCCCTCCTGCCAGCCACCGTCATTCTTCTGTTGCCCGAAGTCAGCGATGAGCCGTTGGTTGTATTCCAGCTCTGCCTGGATGTCGCCGAGCAGTCGGTCGGCATTGTCCTCCGACTTGCCCACGACCACCATAAAGTTGATGAGCCGCTTCGGTTGGAACATCAACCAGAGCGGCGTGAATACATCAAGGTGGGTCGATTTGGCGTGGCCGCGCGGCCACATGAATACAGCCTTCAAGTCGGGCGTGTTTCGGACCTTGCGTGCAGCTTCGTTGTGGAACGGGGCGTTGTGAATGGTGCGTATGACCTCGCCGGTCGTCTTGTCACGCAATTGCAGGAAGTGGGGAAAGTAATACTCGCAGAACGCTGCATAGTTGTTGAGCAAGCGTTTGATACGCATGTCTCGTTCTACTGGCGTTTCGCTTTTCAGGAGTGACGTGTCCGTAATGGCTTGCACTTGCCGGCATCGCTCTTTCCACTCCTCGTATGCCTTTTTCTTTTCCGCTGCTGTTGCCATAGGCTGCCTCCACTATTTTATGCCCATCTGTTCTGTGATGTACATGTCCTGGTACTTGTTGATTACACGCATCAGTTCGGGAGTCACCTCTGGGTCTGTCTGCGAGCGGTACTCCAGCCACTTGGAGAACGCCATGAACACCTCGATGGCATCCACCACATTAGCCTTCTTGTCGAGTTTCTCAATGACCGACGAGAGTTTAGCCAGCTTGTCGCCAAGTCCTGCAATGAGTGCAGGGTCGTCAGAACCATTCACTTGTGTAATGAGTGTGTCGATGGTGAGCAACAGTTTGTTCACCAGTTCGGGGCGTGTGATGTTCTTGGCTGCACGAGCCTCTTTCCACCCCTCGGCTGAGCACCATTTGGATATGGTGACGCGCGACACGTCCACCTTCTCCGCAATCTCCTGCTGCTCCATGCCCGAAAGATAGAGCGTGCGTGCCAGCGATTTCTTTTTTTCAATATCTGCCTTTGTCATGTTGATAAGGTTTTTGTTCACATCAGGGCATACCACGCCCCGATTCCTTCTGCAAAAGTGCCACGATTTCGGTGGCTCTCCAAAAAAGTGTGCAATGGTTTCATAGAAGTGTGCAACCATTGCACACTTTTTTGGCGGACAGACAATTACCTCGTAATATTGCACTGCGAATTGGGCAATGCAGCCCAGAAAACGACAATGATATGAGTAAAGGAAAACGCGTAAGAATAACCAACGACAGCCTGAACAGCTACGGCACAAGAGTGCTGACAGCTGGCATGAACGTGGAGCAGTATCAGCGCAACCCCGTCCTGCTGTATATGCACGAGCGTGGTAATGTGATAGGTTATGTGAAAGACCTGAAGGTGGAGGATGGTGAGGTGACCGGCGAACTTATGTTTGACGAAGCATCCGAACTCTCCGTTCGCTGCAAGAAACAGTACGAGTTCGGCAGTCTGAAGATGGTGAGCGCAGGGCTTGACATCTTGGAAACAAGCGAAGACCCCGAGTTGCTGGTGCAGGGGCAGACCAGCCCCACCGTCACCAAGAGCAAACTGTTTGAGGTCAGCCTTGTGGACATCGGAGCCAATGACGATGCCATCGTGCTGCAGAAAGACGGCAAGAGAATAACCCTCGGCAAGGACAGCGAGTGCCCCTTGCCAATGTTGAACAACAATAATCAAAAACAAATGGAACAGAAACAGATTGCCCTGAAGTTGGGCTTGCCGGAAACGGCAACTGAGGCGGACATCAACGCCAAGCTCGGTGAGTTGAAGGCTGCCAAGGAAGAGAACGAGAAACTCCAGCAGGAGAAGGCGACCCTCACGCTTGCCGGCATCACCGCCATCGTGGAGAAGGCGGTAGGGGAGAAGCGCATCGCCCCCGACAAGAAGGACGAGTTCATCAACCTCGGCAAGGAAGTCGGCAAGGAGAAACTGGAGCGCATTGTCGCAGCCATGGCTCCGCAGATGAAGCTCAGTGCCGTTATCGGACATCAGGGCGGAGCGGCAACACAGCAGCCGGCTGCCTACAAGAAACTGAGCGATGTGCCGTCAAGCGAACTCTTGACCCTCCGCAAGGAGCAGCCCGAAGAGTACAAGCGACTCTACAAGGAAGAGTACGGCATGGAGTGTGAACTTTAGTACAAACCAATAAAACAAGAAAAAGCAATGAAAGCAAAAGTATTTTTGACTATGATTACGGCAGTGCTGTTCAATGCGATGACAGGAGCCGTATTCGGTATGGCATTGGGCATGTCGCCCGTGGCAGGTGCCGTCGGTGCCAATGCCGTCGCGCTTGCCGTGAGCGGTGCAATGCCTGTGGGAGTGGCACGCGAGGGCGTGCTGAAAGAGATTTGGACCGGCGAGCTGGTGAAGGCACTCCGCGAGTTCCTCGCCGGCACTTGGCTTGATGGCATCCCCGACAGTTCAAGCATCGTCGATAACGATGTTATCCACTTGGTGGAGGTTGGTGTGGACCCTGACGTGCTTGTCAACAACACCACCTATCCAATTCCCTTGCAGGCACTTGATGACAAGGACATCGCCATTCAGCTTGACAAGTTCCAGACAAAGGTAACACCAATCACCGACGATGAGTTGTACGCTATCAGCTACGACAAGATTGCCCGAGTGAAAGAGAGCCATTCAAACGCCATCAACGATGCCAAGTTCGCCAAGGCAGCGCACGCACTCTGCGCACAGAAGAACACCGCCAAGACCCCTGTACTGACCACTACAGGCGAGCGTGACGCGACTACAGGACGTATCAAGATGACCGCCAAGGACGTGCTTGCGATGAAGGCTGCCCTCGACAAGTTGGGTGTTCCGACCACGAACCGTCGCCTTGTATTGTGTACCGACCACGTGAACGACCTCTTGGAGACCGACCAGCGTTTCAAGGAGCAGTACAACATCGACCGCAACACCGGCAAGGTGGGCAAGCTCTACGGCTTCGACATCTACGAGTATGCCAACACCCCGTACTTCTCAGCCAAAGGCGAGAAAAAAGCAGTCGGCGACAAGGGAGAAACTGCTGGCGACTTCCACTGCTCATTCGCATTCTACACACAGCGTGTGTTCAAGGCTACCGGCTCCACCAAGATGTACTGGAGCGCAGCCGAGAACGACCCTGAGTACCAGCGCAACAAGGTGAACTTCCGCCATTACTTCATCTGCATGTTCAAGAAGGCTGATGCAGGTGTCGTAATGACCAGCGGATATAAAGCTGAAGCGTAATGGCGAGAATGAAGTATTTAGTCCTACACTGCACAGCCACCCCTGAAGGCCGTGAGGTAACCTCTAAGGAGATACGCCACTGGCACACTGACCCAGTAAGCAAGGGTGGGCGTGGCTGGAAGCAGGTAGGTTATACCGACCTGATACACTTGGACGGCAAGGTGGAACGCCTTGTCGATAACAACGAAGATGCGGAGGTCGATCCGTGGGAAGTGACCAATGGTGCCAGGGGTTATAACAGTGTGAGCCGCCATGTGGTGTATGCCGGTGGCTGCACCAAGGATATGAAGCACCCCAAGGACACGCGCACCCCTGCGCAGCTGAAGGCGATGACCGACTATGTACGGAACTTCCATCAGCGTTTTCCGCAGATCAAGATTGTAGGTCATTGCGATCTTCCGGGCGTGAATAAAGCCTGCCCAGCCTTCGATGTAGCCAAGTGGCTCAAGTCAATAGGCATTTACCAACAGTAAAATATGGATGGCATGAATATCAGCGAAGTCTTGAACGTCCTCCTCGGCGGAGGTCTGGTGGCTACCATTGTGGCGATATGCACGCTGCGGGCTACCATAAGGAAAGCGAAAGCGGAATCGATGAAGGCAGAAGCCGATGCCGAGACGGTGCGTATGGACAACGCCGAGCATGCCACCCGTATCTTGGTAGAGAACATAGTGAAACCATTGAAGGAAGAACTCAATGAAACAAGAAGATACCTCGAAGCGTCGAAGCGCGAGATGGCGCGTCTCAGGAAGGCTATCGACACTGCGAACAGTTGCAAGCATCATGATGACTGCCCTGTTCTTGTCGGGCTGCGCGACAAGCCGAAAGGCGAGCGTGGCCACGGAGGAAAGCGTGAGACAAGTATCCGCGGACACCCTCCGGAGCGAAGTGCGTCAGACGTGGACGGAGACAGTACCGCAGGAGGAAGCCAAACTGGAGATACCCCTGGCGGAACTGACTAACCTGCCCGAAAAGGCAGAGTACCGCGCCAAGAATGGCAGAGCCAACGCGACCGTGCAGAACAAAGGCGGCACCATCGTGGTGTATGCCACCTGCGACAGCCTGCAGCGCCAGTGCAAATACTACGAGCGGCAGATGGCAAGCTACAAGAACGCACTGGAACAGCAGAAGAATGAAGCCAAAACGGAGAAAGAACGCAGTTCCAATCCGTGGAAGACGCTTCTCATCGCCTTTATCGTCGGAGTGGCGACCGGCATAGTATTAACCATCACAACAAAAAGAATATGGCAGAAAGTAAGAAATTCATGTACGGCATAGGTGTCGTAAAGTTTGGAGACAAGACAGTCGGCTATATAGAGAAAGGCAGTTGGGACTGGGGCGGAGCCAAGCCCGAGAAAGTGGATGTGGAAGCCGAGCAGGTGCCCGGAGCCCCCGTGCTGACCCTCGTCACGAAGAACGGTACGATAGCTCCCACGTTCAACCTCATACAGCTGGACTACGAGAACCTCCAGCTCGCCCTTGGCGGTACGCTTGTCGGCACGCAAGGAGCCTATACCGGTTGGAAAGCCCCGACCGACCTTGTGGAACTCCGAGACAAGTGTGAGATTCAGCTGAAGAGCGGGCAGACAGTGACGATACCGAGTGCCACCCTTATGGCCAACCTCGGAGGCAAGCTCACCCTGACCGAGGTCTCCAAGATAGAGTGCCAGTTGACGGTGAACGCGCCTGATGACGGCAGTGCTCCCTATGATGTGGCCGATACCAAACCAGGGGAGTAGCGCATGAACCGAGCAATCGAAAAAGAAGCGGCGGAGGCACTCCTTGACAGGGGTGTCTCCGTGCCGTTTAAGGACATACGTCTGCCGTTCCGCAAGAAACCGCTGAAGGTGCGCATCACCATGAAGCGCCCCACATTGGCAGGACAGATAGAAATCGGGCGGCAGTATCTGGAGATGGACACAACGGCAGAGGAGGTGCGGACACTGCCCAAGCTGGAGCAGATGCGTTTCATGGCCAGACACGGCAAGCGCCTGTCGCGCATCATCGCCTACACCGTGTGCAGGGGGTATATATCCCGCCATCTGTTTGTGGGGCTGACCGCATGGCTCGTGCGCAACTTTGTGGCGTACCGGTACCAGGTGGCCGCCACCGAGCAGTTCGAGCGGCTGATGGGCACAGACCCTTTTATGAGTATTATCAGATCCGCGGAACGGACGAACCCGATGAAGCTGAGACTGAGCCAAGGAAAGAAGGGGAGTTAAGGACCGAGTATGAAGGTTCCCATAGCCCTTTCGGATTCGTGTGGCAGATAGCCAGCGCCACAGGCTGGAGCGTGGACTACATACTCCACGGCGTGAACTACCAGACCCTCATCATGATGCTGTGCGATGCCCCACGTTACATCAAGAAGAAAGCAGGCAGACCCGACAGCGGCAAGACCGCCGAGGAGGAAGCCGAAGACATAGCAGGATTTTTCCAAAGTAAACTGAATTGAAAGCATGAGCAAGCCCGTAGAGATAGAGTTCCTGATGAAGGACAAACTGAGTGACGGTATCGACAATGCCAACGCGCATATCGACACCCTCATCTATAATGCCAAGAAAGCGGCCGAGCTGGTGAACGCCAAGATAGCCGAGCAGCACAAGGTCATTGACGGCGTGGCCGCAGACCTCAGCCGTATGGAGAGGCAGCTTGCAGGCATGAAACCAGGTACCGCCCAGAAGGAACTCGCCGCCGATGTCATGGCTTGCCGTAAGGTGCTGGACGAGGAGCGGAACACCCTCGTCTATCTGGAGAAACAACACCGCCAGGCGGAAAAGGCTGTGTCCGACTTAGAGAAGGAGCACGGCAAGCTCTCCGAGTCCAGCACTACGGCGGCTGTGGCGCAGAAGACCCTTGCCGAGCGTATCGCCGAGAGCAAGGACTTGGTGAAGTACACCACGTCCTGTATCAAGGAGCTGGAGAAAGCCTACAAGAACGCAGCCCCCGGTAACGCCCAGTCCGCAGCCCTTGCCGAACTCAACGCCGCCAAGAAAGCGTTGGAGGAAGAGAAGCTGATACTCGCCAGCCTCACACGTGAGCAGGAGGAAAACCGAGAGAGCAACAAGCGTCTGGCCATGCAGTTGCGCGAGTTGCAGAACGCGATGGCCAAGATGCGTCTGGAAGGGAAGCAGGACACGGAAGAGTACCGCGAGATGGCGGAGAAGGCAGCCCTGTTGTCCGATACCATCGCCGACCTCCATACCCAGACCAAGATACTCTCCAACGATGATGCCAACCTGCAGGGCTTCATGTCCGGCATCAGCGGTCTGTCCGGCATGTTCACCGCCGCCACCGGTGCCGTGTCCCTGTTCGCCTCCGAAAACGAGAACCTTGCCAAGATACAGGCGAGGGTGCAGTCCGTCATGGCCGTCACGATGGGTCTGCAGCAGGTGTTCAACACCCTGAACAAAGACTCCGCATTCCGACTGGTGACGGTGGTGAAGATGAAGAACCTGCTGACGGCGGCCAACACAAGGCTGGCGGCAGCCCTCGGCATCTCCACCGCAGCGGCATCTGCGCTCATGGCGACCCTCACGTTGGGTCTGTCCGCCGTCATCACCGGCCTGATAGTCCTGTTCAACAAATACAGCGATGCGCAGGAGGAGGCACGGCAGAAGGCGCAGGAGCTCATTGAGGTGGAGAGCGAGGGCAGGGCGCAGATGATAAAGACCCGTTTCGAGATAGACAACACCATTCGCGAGCTGAAGGAGTTCACCGGCAGCAAGGAGGAGGAAAAGAAGAAGACCGAGGAACTGAACCGCAAGTACGGCGAGGCTTTCGGCTACTATGACACCGTTGCCGAGTGGTACGATGTCCTCACGCAGAAAGCGGCCGACTATATCCAGATGCTCTTCCTGCAGGCCAAGGCACAGGCACTGGTCAACAAGGCCGTGGAAGCCGACGACAAGGTGAACAAGCTGAAGGCGACCGATGCAGATGATGTCGATGGCTCCATGGGGTGGTTCAAGAAGTCTCTCCTCTATTTTGCGCAAGGAGAGAGCAACGGCCAGATAGACGCGTCGGCCATCATCAAGGAAGAGAATGAGAAGAACAAGGAGCAGGCCATCGCCGATGCCGAGAAACTCCGTGACGACCTGCTCAAACAGGCGGAGGACCTGACAAAGGAAATGGGCGAGATAGGCAAGAACAGCAATATCGGCGGCCATTCCAGGCCCGAACACAAGCCGACTGGTGGCAACGGAGACAAGGACCTGCAGAAAGAACTGGAGCGCGAGAAGGCGGCCGAGCAAAAGCGGGCCGAGGAACTTGCGCGGCTCCGTCAGGAGAACGAGCAGGAAAGCATCGACCAGATGGCTGAGGGCAGTGCCAAGCGAATCCGGCAGATAAAGTTCAACTACCAGAAAGAGGAATCCGAGATAAAGGCGCAGGAGGCCAAGTGGCGCGATGCGCAAGGTGGAAATCTCACGGAGGAGCAGGGTGAAGCCCTTGCGGAACGGCTTCGTCTGGCACAGGAGGAACAGCGCAAGGGTCTGGAGGAAATCGACAAGGAATCCCTGAAGAACGAGCTCCAGGCCATGGTGGACTACCTGCGCGAGTATGGTACGCTCCAGGAGCAGAAATACGCCATCGCCAAGGAATACGCCGAGAAGATACGCGAGGTGAACGAGGGCGACGGCACGGCGGAGGAAAAGCGGTGGCAAGTCCGCAAGCTCGAAAAGGAGCGTGATGCTGCCGTCAGTCAGACCAATGCCCAGAACCTCGCCTTGAACATAGACTGGAGCACCACTTTCGAGGGTGTCGGCAACGTGCTCAAAGACGTTGCGAAAGAGACACTCGCCAAGATAGAGGAGTACATGCAGACCTCCGAGTTCAAGAAACTCTCGGCGGAAAACAAGAAGGTATATACCGACCTGCAGGCGAAACTGAAGGACGAGACCGGTGGCAACAGCACCAGCGCCTTCAACTTCAAGATATGGGACACGATTGCCAAGAACGTGAAGACCTATCAGGACAGCGTGCGCACGCTCCGTGAGAAAACCGACGCCCACACGCAGGCCGTGGCCGATTTGGAACAGGCGCAACAAGACCTTGCAGACGCCACCGACGATGCCTCAAAGGAAATCGCGCAGAAAGTGGTGGACATAGCGCAGGGCAAGGTCGATGCGACGGCAGCATCGCAGAACGAGGCGCAGGAGGCCAGCGACAAGGCACGGAAAACCCTCACCGACAACACCAACGCGGCGGCACAGGGCATCAAAAACTTCACCGGCTACCTGAACGAGATGTCTGACGGCTCGCTGTACGGCTTTGCCAACGGCATCACCAAGCTCATCACCTCGCTCTCCAAAGGCTCTGACGGTATCGGCAAGTCGTTGGGGGAACTGGGTGGCAAGATAGGCGGCATCGTCGGTGCCATACTCCAGATACTTGACGCGCTGGGCGATGACCCGAAAGGCTTTATCAACGACCTGCTTGACAAGGTGGCCGACACGATAAACAAGGTGGTGGAGGAACTTCCCGAAATCATCATCGATGTCATCAAGGACGTGGGCAACATCGTGCAGGGACTGCTCAGCGGCATTGCCGGGTGGTTCGGCATTGATGACCTTTTCGGACTGAACGGCAATGAGGCGGAGGTGAAAAAGACCATAGAGAACCTGACCGAGCGCACGGAACTCCTGCAGAACGCCATCGAGGACCTGACTGACGTGATGGAGAAAAGCTACGGTCAGAAAGCCACCGATGCCTACGAGCAGGCCAAGCGCAATCAGGAGGAGACCAACGCCAACTATCTGGGCATCGCACAGGCGCAGGCAAGCTACTGGAAGCACCATCACAGCTGGAACTATTACTGGAACGGCTTTTCCGATGACCAGACGGCATGGATAAGGCAGAACGTGAAGGAGAACTTCGACGGCAGCATCTGGAGCCTTACACCGGAGGAGATGAAGAAACTCCTCTCCAATGTGGATATAGCCGAGTACATCAAGAACACCGGCAAGGGCGGTTATGGAAATGATGTGCTGGACAAGCTGCAGGACTACGCGGACCAGGCAGGAAAGATAGAGGAACTGACCGACAGCTGGCGCGAGACCATCACCCAGATAAGTTTCGACAGCATGAAGGACAGCTTCATCTCCAACCTGATGGACATGAAGAAAACCTCCAAGGACTTTGCCGAGGACTTCGCCACGGACATGCAGAAAGCCCTGCTGAGCTATTCCATGGAAGACCTCATCAACGGTGAGCTGAAGCAGTTGTACGATGACTGGGCACAGCTTATCTCCGACAAGAACGGCGAGCTGACGGAAAAGGACATCGAGGACTTCAACCGCCGCTATGACGAGATAGTGGCGGAAGGGCTGAAACGCAGGGACGAGTGGGCGAAGGTCACCGGCTACGAGGACACGGGCGGTACCAGCCAGAGCGCGAAGTCCGGAGGCTTTACCGCCATGACGCAGGACCAGGGCACGAAACTGGAGGGCATGTTCACCAGCGGACTGCAGCACTGGTCAAGCATGGACGAGCGTCTGGAGACCGTGGCCGACCGCATGAACCTTGCCGAGAGCCACCTTGCCCGGATTGCCGAGAACACCGGCACGAGCGCGGGGCATCTTGGCGAGATAAAGGAGGACATCAGAAAAATAGTAAGGGACGGACTAAAAGTAAAATGACATGGACAAGATACTTGGAGGGCTGGTGCTGGTGAACGGCACCGACATCTGGAAAGAATACGGCGTGTTCCTCGTAGAGGACAAACGAGGCGGAATGGATAACCTCACCGCCATACTCACCCCGAGCAAGACGAAGAAGGATACCGCCGTGAGCATACGCGAGGAGCAGGGCGAGAAATACTCCGCCACACTTACACCGAGAAACGAGCCGAGGGACATCACGCTCAACTTCGCCCTGTATGACAAGACACAGGCGGGTTGGCTGCGGAAATACTTCTCGTTCATCAATTTCCTGAAACAGGGCAAGGGCGGCTGGCTGGACATCGTATTCACGCAGCTTGACCTTACCCTGCATGTGAAATACAGCGAGAGCCCCAAGTTCACACCGCTCACCTACCTGTGGAAGGAGGGTGTGAACGCCGGCAAGTTCAAGGTGAAGTTCCGCGAGCCTGTCCCCATCATCTAATGACATTCAAACAGCATTCCTATATGGTTCTGACGATATACGACAAATACGGCACCGCCCGGACGGACATCTCGCCCGGTGACGGCAGCACCCAGCAGAAGGAGGTTCAGGGCGACAACGTGCTGACGCTCTCCTTCACCCATTACGAGCACATACCCCTCGATGTGAACGACTATGTGGACTTTGAGGGCGAGCGCTACTGGCTCACCGAGAAATACGCCCCTGCCCAGAAGAGCGATGGCGAGTGGTCGTATGACGTGAAATTTTACGGCATCGAGAGCCTGATAAAGCGTTTCCTCGTGCTGGAGACCACAGACAACAATGCCGAGCCCGTGTTCACCCTCACCGCCACTCCGAGAGAGCATGTGGCGATGGTGGTGAAGTGCATCAATAACGGCATGGGGCACACCACCGACTGGAAGGTGGGGCAGGTGGACGGCACCGACCTCATTGTCATCGACTACGAGGGCAAGTACTGCGACGAGGCGCTGAAGGAGATAGCCGAGAAAGTGGGCGGCAGTGCCGAGTGGTGGGTGGAAGGGCAGACCGTGAACATCTGCAGATGCGAGCACGGCGAGGAAATAATATTGGGGTACGGCAACGGACTGACGAGCCTGGAGCGTGACACTGACAACACCAACAAGTTCTACACGCGCCTGTTCCCGATAGGCAGCACCCGCAACATCGATGCGGAGAAATACGGCCACAGCCGTCTGATGCTGCCCGGCGGTCGTCAGTATGTGGAACTGCACACCGACGAGTACGGCATCTATGACCACTACGAGAAAGACGCGTTCAGCGGCATCTATCCAAGACGCACCGGTGAGGTGAGCAGTGTGCGCAGCGAGAATGTCAAGGACGATGACGGCAACGCGTTCACTATCTACTACTTCAGGGACGACACGCTGAACTTCGATCCCAACGACTATGAACTGGCAGGCGAGACCAAGCGCGTCTCGTTCCAGGACGGTGAGCTTGCCGGGCTCGGTACCGATGACGGCCACTATTTCGAGGTGAACTTCGACAGCAAGACACGCGAGATCGAGATAATCACCATCTGGCCGTATGACAACGACACCCAGCTGCCCGGAGGAAAGCTCGTGCCCAAAGTGGGCGACCACTATATCCTGTGGAACGTGCGCATGCCCGACGAGTACTACCCGATAGCGGAGGAGGAGTTCCTGAATGCGGTGGAGAAGTACAATGCCGAGCACTGGAAGGACATCAGCGTCTATAAGGCTCCGACCGACCATGTGTGGGTGGAGGAGAACAATGCCGTGCTCCATGTCGGCAGGCGTGTCCGGCTTGTGAGCGACAAGTATTTCCCGGAGAACGGCTACCGGCAGAGCCGTATCACCAAGATAACGCGCAAGGCGAACCTGCCAAGCCAGATGGACCTTGAAATCAGCGACGCCCTGCAGACAGGCGCGCTTGACAAGGTGAACGACAGCATCGGAGAGCTGAAGAACTATACCAAGTCCAGGACGGAGGGCGCAGCTTTGCCCGACATCATACGCTCATGGGACGACACGCAGCCGACTGATAATAACCTGTTCTCCGCAAGACGGAGCCAGCAGGAGTTTCTGAGCAAGAAACGCAACGACCGCACGAAGGGACGGATAACCTTTGAGCAGGGCGTGGTGTTCGGGCAGGAGGAGAACGGGCACGTCGATGGCAAGGGCAATGCCGATTTGCTCACCCTCGTGGTGCGTGAGTTGTTACGCAGCGCCAACTATGACGGCAGCGGCATGACGGACAACGGCTGGAAAATCGGCCTTGACGAGGACCTGCTGTCGCACCTGATAGTTGACAAAATAACCGTCAGACGCGTGATGAATGTCTTTGAACTGCTGATAAACAAGGTGCGCAGCGTGGGCGGACAGATTTGCGTGAGCGCGGCCAACGGCAAGATAAAGACGGTGCAGGAGCATGGCGACTACTGGCACATCACATTCGAGCAGGAGACCACCTTCGTGGCGCACGACTTGATGCGCTGTCAGGTGTTCACCGGCACGTCGCAGAAAGCCTACTGGGTGGAGGTGGCCGACACCGCGAATGGTGGCATACTTGTGGAGAAATCCGAGTTTGAGACCTCACAGCCCGAAGAGGGCGATGAGTGCGTGCTTATGGGCAACACCGAGACGGCGAACCGCCAGAACCTCGTCCTCATATCCGCCTCGGAGGACGGACACCCGAGAGTGGATGTGCTGGACGGAGTAAGCGCCAAGAATTTTGACCACGCCCTGCGTGCAAGGCTCGGCAACCTTGACGACATCAAGGACGACCGTTTCCCTTTGGATAACCAACCGAAGGGAAATGGCCTGTATGCCGACAACGTGTATCTGCGCGGCACGTTCCTGCTCTCCACCGGCGAGGACATCAAGACCAAGCTGGATATAACGGAGGGCAAGGTACAGAGCGCCATCGACAGTGTGCGCAACGACTTCCTGAGCGAGAAAGGCTACCTGAACAACCCCACGTTCACATCGGGTTTGGAGAAATGGAACTCCGAGAACGAGACCGTGTTCTTCCTTGTCGGCAACAAGTGGATATGGGCCAACGGCAATGTGCTCTCCAAGAAAGGCGACGGCGCAAGCGTGGTCACCGACATGGGGCGTACGGTGGTACGCATACGCAACAAGTACATACTGCAGAAACACGGCAACCTGCGCTATGTGCCCACGTTCCCGACCAATGACGAGGGGCAGAAAGAGGCTCTGCCTGTGTATCTGACATTCTTCTACCGCTGTGCCAAGGCCGGCACGCTGAAGGTTCGCTTCGAGAATGTGGATAAGACAGGCTTTGCCAACTTCAACAGCATGGAGATAAGAGAGGAAATCGCGGAGACCGAAGGCTATGTGCAATATACCGGAAACGGCCTGTGGAACGGTACGGGCGACTTCCGTCTGGAGTTTGACGGAGACATCTACATGTACATGCTGGTGCTCAGCACCGACAAGTACGAGGCGCTGACGCACCGCTACCGCACGTTGTTCGAGCAGAGCGAGCGTCTTGTGAAAATCTCCGCTGCCGTGTTCGACAAGGACGAGAATATGCTGGAGGAGACAGGGCTTATCACCACTTCCAAGGTGTCGGGTCTGTACGCCATCGACGGGGACGGCAATTTGAAATCCTTTGTCGGTGCGGGACAGGACGGCGTGAAGATAAAGGCCGCCAACATACAGTTGGAGGGACTTGTGACCGCCAATGAGAATTTCAAAATATTGGAAGATGGCAGCATCGAAGCAAAGAATGGCAAGTTTATTGGCGAAATAGAATCTTACAAGGGCACTATAGGTGGCTTTACCATTGGTAATGGACACATAGGCGCAGAAGCCACGCAGAGCGGAGATGGCGGTTCCCTCGCTATATACAGTAACTTCTTCCAAGTGGGTGGTAACAGCAGTTATGTGATGTTCGGAAATGATGTGATACCGGGAACTGCAGGCGGTGCATTTACCGCTACCGGGCGTATTGTGAATGAGCATCCGAACACATACGGGAACTATGGATTTGACCAGGCGAACTATGGTCTGTTCATTCATGTCTCAGGCGGAACGAAGAACTACGGCATCTGGTCAAATGCGGCATTGATGGCTCCCTCTTTTGTGAATACCAAGGCCAAGATACTGACATTTGACCCAAACAGCAGTACATATACAATAGATTTCTCTCAAGCGAACATCATACTGATGTACTTCTGTCTCTTATACACATCTCCGAGCCCACGAGACTCGACGTCATCTCG